AGTTCTATTCAAAATATCAGCGCTCCATTACAAGCGGGTGATTTATTGAATATTGTTCCCGATCACTTATGCGGTGGCATTTCTTTTGGCGACTCTGCTCACTTTGTAAATCCTCCATTGGTTGATGTTGATCCTTGGCAATGCAAAGTATCTACCAAGAACGATTTATCGCTTCGTGTATATAGCGGCAACGTGTTCAGAAAACATATCAAGTCAATGGTGACTGATTTGATCTTTGCTGGGTTTATCGATCCATGGGCTTCTCAAAGAATTTGTTTTGCACCTTCTCAGGCTGCAAGTTAAGGAGTGATTTAAATGAAATATCAAAATAACAGTACCAATATTAATGGTATGCAAATTTCATATGTAAGCTCAACCAGTATTCAAGCGAGTGCTGGTGATTGCTATGATAGCACTAATTCACTGTTCATTCAGTTTGTTGATACAGTTGTATTAGATGCTACTAAGGTTGGAGCTAATGGCTTAGATACTGGTTCATTGCAAGCTAACACTTGGTACTATGTGTTTGCCATTTACGATCAATCAGCGATGATAGGTCCGTCATTGTTGTTGTCACTATCTGAAACTGCACCCTATCTTCCTAAAGGCTTTTCAGCATTTAGAATGATTGGTCGTGCTGTTAGAACGGATGGCTCTGGCAATATTTTAAAGTTCTATCGTAGAGGCGCATTAAACTTAAGAAAACATTTCTGGGATCAGGCTATTCAAGTGGTTAGTGGCGGCTCTGCAACTACAGAAACTGTTTTTAGTTGCGCTGCCGCAATTCCTCCTGTTGAAACTGTGGCTAATCTAAATCTTGAATTTACCCCTGAAGCTGCTGGTCAGAATTTACAAGTTTCTGCTCCAGGTTCAACTACTACATATGGTGGCATATTAAGTGGTGTTGTAGCAGCAGTTGCTCAAAAATCATTTACTTCTGAGGCTCCTTGCTCAATAGTAACGGGTGCCGCCTCATTGCAATATATGGCTTCTCATACGGGTTGTACAGTAAACATTTACGTTAACGGTTATGAAGACCCATTATTGTAGGTGGCTAAATGTTATTAACCGCGCGAGATATCATTCAGACGGCCTATCAATGGAGCAATATCCATGCGATACAAGTCAACGAAACCGTTGAGTCTAATGAATTCGATACGGGGTTAATGCTATTAAATGTTATTTTGAATGAATGGGGTCTTAATCCAAAGAAGATCCCATTTACAACATTTTATACGCAAAATTTAGTTGCGGGACAAGAAACACAATTTTTCCCTAATTTAGTCTTTGCACAGACGGTTGCTTATTTTAATAACGGCAGCCTTCGCTATGGCATGGATAGGATGGGTAAGACTAATTACTATGGATCATCACGAGCCAATGTAACTACTTTATCTTTTGAATACACCGTGCAACGTGTGGATGGTGGGTCCAATATTCTATTTTACCCATTTCCATCCGGCGCTTTTCAATGTCAGGTGCTCGGTAAACTTGTACCGTCAACGATTGTTAGCCTTGATTATGATATGTCAACGTTGTACTCAGAAATATCAATCAGAATGTATATCATGTTCTTAGTGGCGAGAGAAATTTCGATCGCTTATACACGTGAAGTGCCACAAGTTATTCAAGACAAAATCAATAGCTTTGAGGCAAGCATCAAAACGATGGAGACATTGGACATTCCCACTAAAAATACGCGCATTTGGGGCAGCTCTACTGGTGTTAATTCTGCGGTGGCATTTACCAACCTTGGCAATGGCTATGCGCCTCCTGGATTTGCTGGAGGTAGATTGAATGGTTAAGAATCCTAAAAGAATGCCAGTAAAAATGGTGGGTGGTAACACATTCGGCAAGTACAAGAAAATCTCTGCCGCTAGCACATTTAATCTATTTTCTTCTGATGGCTGGATGATTTCAACATATGGCTATAAACAAGGTTCCCAACTTTCTAAAACTAGGACAGGAAGGGGGCAAATTTTAGTTAAGCCACCTTTTGACATCATTGTTTCAGTTGTTGGCAGTAATGTTTACAAGACCAATAAATATTTACAAACATTTAAGGTTGGTTCATTAGAAACAGACGCAAATGATGTTTCTATGGCGGAAAATTTATTAAATCAAGTTGCCATTTGTGACGGTGAAGGTCTTTACATTTATAATTATGAAAGTGGCGATTTTTTCAAAGTATCTTTGCCTGATGGCGTGATCCCGAATTACGTATGCTACCACGATTCTCGTTTTATCATATCTAATTCTGGAACTGCTGAGTGGTACCTATCTTCATCTGAAGACGGCTCCAATTTCTTTTGGGGTAACTCAGGTAATCCCGTTTTTTCAGAGATGGAAACTAAGGCCGACTCCATTATGGCGGTTACGCCAATACCAGGTCATAGCAACATGATTCTCGTCATGGGCAATATTGTTGCTGAACCTTGGATTGATACTGGAGCGAATTTATTCCCTTATCAAAAGATGACTGCTAGTAATGTCGATTATGGGCTAGTTAGCTCATCATCATTAGCAGTTAATGATAAATATGTCATTTGGCTTGGGAAAAATCAAAATTCTAAGCCTGTCATCATGATGACAACCGGTGGCGATTCTCAGCCAATATCTAATGACGGCATTAACTCTAAATTAGAATTGTTATCACATCCCGAATTGTCTTCTGGATTTTTTATCCAGCAGCGCGGCCACTTGTTATATCAATTAACGTTTTATCATCCTGATGATAACTTAACACTGGCTTATGATTTAGAGACAAAACAGTTTATTTACATGACCGATGAGAATATGAATTATCACATCGCTAAAGACGCTGTTTTGTATAACAACACCTATTATTTCTTGTCGTTTAATGATGGATATCTTTATAGCTCATCTCCAGATATGACTTATTACGATTATGGGACCTTAAAACAGAATATCCCTAGGGTTCGTATACCGCCCAATATTAGAAACAATAATGGTTCTTTTTTTGAGTTGGGACAGATTTCAATTCCATTTCAAATGGGCACTGACCCATTCGACGTCATGCCTGAAAATTATTACCCGCATATTCAATTTAGCATGAGCAAGGATGGTGGCGTTACCTATGGCAAAGCTACTCGATATCCATTGAATGAATATGCCTATCGAAGAAATAGAGGATTTCAGCGTTACGGACTTGGTCAAGCAAATGATTTTACATTTCAGTTTCGCATTTACACGTTTGGTGATGTGGCATTTACGGATGGTGAGGTAATAGCAGAATGAAGATACCTTTAATCGGAAACGTTAAGTTAGTAGATAAAGACGGTTATGCCACTGATGAAATGAAGGCATGGATTAGTGAATTGCAAACCAGTATGGGTCAGTCGCTATCAGATGAAGGCTTGGCAGTACCTTCGCAGAGCACAGATAACATTAATTACATCAATAGTAAGACTGGTTTCAATATGATTTGGTACGACAAAGATACCAGCGACTACAAAGTGAATGTGAATGGCGTCGTTAAAAAAATAACTGTTTCGTAAGGTAATAGTATGAGTATGTTTAGTTCTTTAATGTCTAATCCAGCTGATGACGCAATGAAGTATTACAGTCAAATCCCATCTGTTTTACAGCAATACTTATCTCCATATATTAATGCTGGCACCGATTCATTGAATACCATAACGGGACAATATAAAGATTTGGTTACCGATCCTGGCGCTAAATTCTCACAGCTAACCTCTGGCTTTGAAGAAAGCCCAGGTTATCAGTATCAATATAAGCAAGGACAAAATGCCGCTAATAATGCAGCCGCCGCAGGAGGTGGAGTAGGAGGATCTCAACACATGGAAGACTCAGCAAAGATGGCTAGTAATCTTGCTGATCAAGAATATCAACAATACGTCAAAAATGTTTTAGGACTTTATGGCCAAGGCATGCAAGGAGAGTCCGGACTTACTGAGCTTGGCGCTAAAACTGCCGGTGATATGGCACAGGGTTTGTCTCAAAATTTAATGAGCGAAGGAAATATGGCAGCGATGTCAGATATGGGAAAGAACAATATGTTAGGAGGACTAATAGGTGATGCTGGTGACGTATTAGGTTATGCGCTAGGCGGACCTATTGGCGGAATGGCCGCTGGCGCACTTACTGGCGG